AACATTTGGTTAATTAAAATATAGTTTATATATTAGCATCAAATAACAAACATTATGAGAACAGAACTAGAAGATTTACAAAAAGAGGAAAAAAGAATTTTTTGGAAACTTATTGACCTTGCAAGAGATGGGAAAGAAATGACGCTTGATTATAATAAACTTTTACATAAGCAAGAATGCATTGAAACAGAAATACAAGACTTAAAAGGTATGACCTATACGCAAAGGGTTTCTTTATCAATGTATCTAAATTCTTAAAACAAACATTATGAAACGTAAGATAGAGAAATACTATGTGTTAGATAAACTTAATAAAGTTATTATGCATAGTTATGATAAAAAACTACTTGAAAGGTTGATACTAAAAAACCATAAAGGGAAATTCACTAAAATAATGACAAGAACTTATGAAAGGTAAAATAGAAAACTTTATATTTGACTGCATCATCTACTTAGGTGCATTTGCAATAGCAGGAACTTTTGTATATTTGTGTGCATCAGCAGATAAATGGATGGGGTTATGATAGTAGAAGTAGGAAACAAACACTTTAGAGTGAACGGAGAACTAGAGATAGTACAAGAGGTATATTGGAATGAAACCTTTGAGGATTGGACACCTGTACTGTGGGAACAACAAATGGAGATATGAAACTACATAAACTACACACAGGAGTTATAATAACTCACATACACACAGACATAGGGATAAGCGTAAAGGCTAGGCATCCTAAAGACAAGGATTATAAAGTGTGGGAATTACTACACAGAACACAAGAATTTTACAGAGGGCTTTTATAGCCCTTTTTTTATTTCCTAAAAACCTGCTTTATATACGTTATATTTATATGAAGTATGAATTAAACGTACCTACAAGTCTTAACGAGATAACACTAGGGCAATACCAACAGTATCTAAAGCTACCTGAAAACTTAACTGAAAATCAAGTAGCCTTAAAAATGGTTACTATATTTTGTAATGTACCTGACAAAGTTGTAAGAAACATAAAAGCTGCTGACATACAAACAATAGTAGCAACGCTCACAAAGATGTTTGATGAAACTCCTGCACTAACAAGAGAGTTTAAACTAGATGGTAAACGCTATGGCTTTATACCTAACCTAGACAATATGTCTTTTGGGGAATACATAGACATAGATACATACTTGGGAGATTGGGATAACATAGAGAAAGCTATGGCAGTCCTTTACAGACCCGTACAGGGCAAATACGATAAATTATATAACATAGAGCCATACGAAGCTAAAGATGCTTTAGAGTACAAGCATATGCCTTTAGGAGTTGTACTAGGTTCTATTGTTTTTTTTTACAATTTAGGGAGCGAATTGTGTCAGGTTATGATGGACTATTCACTCAAGGAGGAAATGACCTCTCAACAGAAGCAAACTTTGGAGCAAAGTGGGGTTGGTATCAATCAATATTCGGATTGGCTCAAGGAGACGTTACAAGATTTGAAAATATCACTAAACTAAATATGCACGAGTGTTTATACGCATTAGAGTTTATGAAAGAGAAAAACGAGTTAGAAGCAAAAAGAATTAAAAGAAATGGCTAATACAGCAGTAAGAGGTTTTTACCTAATCACGCAAACTATAAAAGACCAACTACTATTGGATGAAAATGTCAATACAGTTACAACAGGAGACTTAACAGAGATAGACTTATCCAAGCAAACTATATTCCCATTGTCGCACGTTATTATAAACAGCGCAACCATACAAGAACAAGTAATTAGGTTCAACATCACAGTCCTAGCTATGGATATAGTAGACTTTAGCAAAGAAGAAACAACAGACATATTTATAGGTAACAATAACGAGCAAGATGTGCTTAACACACAACTAGCAGTTTTAAATAGATTGTTTGGTTTATTAAGACAAGCTGACGTTAGTGATGTGTACTCTTTAGATAGCGACCCTAGCTGTGAGCCTTTCTATGACAGGTTTGAGAACGAATTAGCAGGATGGTCTACAACCTTTGACATAACCATACCTAACGACATATACCTATGCTAGACAATACAGAGGATATATTGAGGGGGTTTGCCAAGAGAGTTATACAGCAATCTAGGACACGCTTAACTAAAGGTAAGAGCAATTATAATAAGAAGCTATACAATAGTTTAGATTTTGACCTAACAGTAGCAGGTAATATGTTCATACTTAAATTCCTTATGGAAGAATATGGTATGTATCAGGATAAGGGTGTAAAGGGTAAGAACCCAAGTAAGGTATCTCCTAATGCAAAAAAAACAGGGCAACAAGCACCTAACTCTCCATATAGATTTGGTACAGGCAGCAGTAGTGGTACTTTCGCACAGTTTGCTAAAAGGATGGGTGTGTGGGCTAAAGCTAAAAGGATAAGATTTAGAGATAGTAATGGTAAATACGCAAAGGGTAACTATCAGAGTTTAGGATATGTTATAGCAAAGAATATATACAACAGAGGTATCACACCTACTAATTTTTTTACAAAGAGTTTCGAACAAGCATTTGACAAACTACCAAAAGAGTTAGTAGATGCGTATAAATTAGATTTAGAAGAATTTTTAACATCAGCAACAAGTGGCAACTAAAATAAACGTAAGAAGTCCGTATTATATAAAAGCAAGTAATGCTAGTTTAGCATCAGCTACTTTGGAACTATTCATATACACAGGAACATTCACAACAGACAAGGGAACAGCAAAATACACAATAACTAAAAACGAAATAAGCAGCAATAACTATGTTGTGTTTGAGATTGCAGAACTTGTAAGGGATTACCTAGACATTGAATTTGATGGGGAGTACGATAGCCAAACCGTATGGGTTGAAGCTGATATAGAAATGTTTGATGCTACCAATGGCGGTGGTTCTAGTTTAGGCACAACAAGCACAGACTATATAGCCCTTGATGGTTATGGGTATTTTGAAGATGGTATTAACACCGAATTAAGCAGAACGTACTTACAAAGTAATTACAAAATATTCAGACCTGATGACCAAAACGTACGAGTACCTGTCTTTACAGAGGACACAAGTAGTGTATCTTTTTTATACAAAGGAGAAGTAAAGCGAGTACAAGCAGTAAGTAGCAGCACAAATACAAACGGACAAATAGAATACATCACAGTATCAGGCGCAGACAATACGGACAGCTACAAAGAAAGAGTATTAGCGGATAGCGGTACGTTAGAGGACAATAGCCTTTTAGATGCGTTTTTAGACAGCGTAGACATAGGCTTGGTAGATGAACTATACATTAACTCTGCTAGTAGCACAGAAGTCGTTAAAATAAGCACAGAGCCTTGCTCAAAGTATGAGCCTTACAAAGTTACATTCATAAATAAGTTTGGCGCATTACAGGATATGTACTTTAGCCTTAAAAGCATAGAGAGCCTTAACACCACAGGAGAAACCTACAAGGCAAATGCAGTAGACTTTGGTACACTAACATACGACACCTACAAACCACAAGTAGCACAATACAACAAACTAGGAAAAGAAAGCATCACACTAAACACTAATTATCTATCAGAAGATTACAACGAAGTAATAAAACAGCTTATGATGTCAGAGCAAGTATGGCTTACTAGACTAGACAATCCTGCTCCTGATAGCAACAACCTAGAAACAGTATTAGCAGTAATACCAAAGACACAAAGTGTAACATATAAGACAAGCCTTAACGATAGACTTGTACAATACACAGTAGACTTTGATTATGCTTTTGACAAGATAAACACAGTAAGATAGTGATTATACAACTATACATAGAAGGGCAAAGGCTTGAGTTATTCAAAGACGAAAGTGTTACAATAACTGACAGCATCCAAAATGTAAAAGACATTGATAAGGTGTTTACTGCCTTTACACAATCTTTTAGTGTACCTGCTTCTAAAACCAACAACAAGATATTCAAGCACTACTATAACTTTGATATTACAAATGGTTTTGATGCACGTAAAAAAGTAGTAGCTACTATTGAACTAAACAACATACCATTTAGAACAGGTAAGATAAAACTAGAAGGAGTTGATTTAAAAGGAAACAAAGCACACACATACAGGATTACATTCTTTGGAGATATAGTAGACCTTAAAGACAAACTAGGAGAAAAGAAACTATCAGACCTAGATTTATCGGCATACAATCTAACGTATGATGAAGCAACAGTTGAAAGTAAACTAACAACAGCAGAGAGCAGTAGCAATCATATTATAGCACCATTAATAACTCACAGTCAAAGATTGTTTTATGATAGCGATACAGCAAGCGATGTAGCTGATAGTGGGGATTTACATTATCATAGTGGTGGTGGTCAGCACGTACACGGAGTAAAGTGGAACGAGTTAAAATACGCTATACGAGTTAATAAAATTATAGAGCAAATAGAAACAGACTTTGGTCTATCTTTCTCTAGCGATTTTTTTAAGAACACAAGCCTAGAGGAGTTTGACCATTTATTTATGTGGCTTCACAGGAAAAGTGGTAAGGTAGAAGATTTATCAGGAAGCACAGCATTGTTTGAAACACAAGTAGATGGTTGGACACCTACACCCTTCCCTGCACCAACTTTAGTGAGAATAACAGCCACAACATTAATAGTAGATTTAGGCATTCCTGATAACTATTATTCAAGATTTCATCTACAATTAAACACAACAAGTGCGGTATCTTATAGTGTAGAAATATTTAAAGATGGTCAAAGTATTTACAATGAAACAGACATAACGGGAAACCACACAGCAGATGGAGATGCAGGAGATTTTGAAATAGGAGATGGAGATTATACAGTATTTATAACAGCATCAGAAGCTATTACATTTTCTAATATCGTTTGGGATTTAATATATCAAGAACCACAAGAACCTGCTGTTCAATTTCAAGAAGGAACAGGTACTTATACTACCACCGCAATATTTACATTTAACGTAAATAAGCAAATGCCTGATATTAAAATACTAGACTTTCTTACAGGGCTATTTAAGACGTTTAATCTTACTGCCTTTGTGGTAAACGGTGTAATACAAGTAAAGCCATTAGATGACTTCTATACAGGCACAGACACATACGACATAACAGAGTTTGTAGATGTGAATAGTAGCAAGGTAGATGTAGCACTTCCGTATAGAGAAATAGAGTTTAAGTTTAAAGACACAAAGACTTTTTTAGCTAATAAGTTTGGAGAACTAAACAACAGGGATTGGGGTAAGATATCCTACAATGCAGGAGAAACAGCATTAGCAGGGCAATTATATAAGGTTGAATTACCGTTTGGTCATTTACTATATGAGCGTTTAAATGATGCTGATGATGGTTCACAGTTAAACATACAATGGGGGTATAACGTAGATAAAAGCCAAAATGCTTATTTAGGTAGTCCTTTATTGTTTTACCCTATCCTAGTTAGTACAGGGGATATCTCTTTTGTTGATGCTGTAAACGATGATAACGTAGCTACAAGCCACAAAAACTTAACATCAGTAAACCTACCCTTTAATAGCGTAAGCAACAATTCAGCTACTAATGACTTTCAACTAAACTTCAATAGGGAAGCAAGTGAATGGTCAGGAGATACGGATTTTGCAGACACATTGTTTTCTGTTTATTATTCTAACTACATAGCAAGTGTATTTAACACCAAGCAAAGACTAACAAAGCTAAAGGCATATTTACCTATGCGTATCTTACTTAACTATGGTCTAGGGGATAGGTTTATAGTAGCAGGAAACCAATACAAAATAAACAGCATAAGCACAAACCTACTAACAGGAGAAAGCAACATAGAACTATTAAACGACTTATGATTAAGAATATACTAGACTTATTAGAGTTAGCAAAAGGAGAAACAGAGAACATCCGTATAGCACAAGGTAAGTATCATTTACCAAGTGGTTTAATGGGTGCAGGCAAAAAAATTAAAAGAGAAGCGAAATGGCAGAAAAAATAGTAATACAGGTACAAGCAGACACTACAGATGCTGTTAAAGGTATTGACAAAGTAGATGAAAGTATAAAAGACGTAAACAAGTCTAGTGCAGATACAACAAACTCACTTGATAAAATGTCAGGTGGTGCTATTAGTGGTTTTAAAGGTATTACAAAGTCAGTAGGTACTGCTATAAAGGGTTTTAAGTCCTTAAAGTTTGCTATTGCAGCAACAGGCATAGGCGCATTAATTATAGCCATCACAGCAGTAGGTCAAGCCTTTACAAGAAGTGAAGAAGGGCAAAACAAGTTTGCTAAACTTATGGGTGTGATTGGTGCTGTAACAGGGCAGTTTATGGATGCCATTGCAGGGCTTGGAGATTTAATTATAGGTGCTTTTGAAAACCCTAAACAAGCCTTAACAAACTTTGCTAACTTAATTAAAGACAATATTGTAAACAGGTTTGAAGGTTTATTAGAACTTGTGCCACAATTAGGCAAAGCAATAGGATTACTATTTGAAGGTAAGTTTAAAGAAGCAGGTAAAACTGCTACAAACGCTGTTGCTAAAGTTACTTTAGGAGTTGAAGATATTGTTGATAAAACACAACAAGCAATAGACAAAACAAACGAGTTTATACAAGCTACCGTAGAAGAAGGAAGAATAGCAGGTAAGATTGCAGACCAACGAGCAAAAGCAGACAAGGTAGATAGGGAGTTACTAGTAGAAAGAGCAGAGGCAAATAGAAGGATTGCAGAATTAAGAGAACAGGCTGCTGATAAAGAAAATGTGTCGCTAGAGAAAAGACTAGAGGCAATAAAAGAGGCAGGTCAAATAGAAGCTGACATAACACAAAAAGAAATTGAAGCTGCTAAATTACGACTAGAAGCTAAACAAGCTGAAAACGCACTAGGGCTATCCACAAAGGCTGATTTAGAAGAAGAAGCACAACTCAAAGCGCAAGTAATAAATTTAGAAACCAATAGATTAAGAACACAAAAAGCATTAACTGCTGAACTTACAACAGCTATACGTGAACAGGCAACAGAACGTAAAGCAATACAAGCAGAAGAAGATGCAGCAGAAAAAGAGCGTAAAGATAGGATTGCAGCAGAAGATAAGGAGAGAGAAGAAACGCAACTAAAAGAAAAAACAGAAAGAGATGCACGTATTGTAGCAGGTCAGCAACAAACAGATGCTATGATTACACAATCAAAGGCACAAGCAGTAGATGCAGCTATTAGTTTGTTTGGTGCAGAAACAGCAGCAGGTAAAGCAGCCCTTATAGCTAAACAATTACTAGCAGTACAGGAGATGATTGGAGAGGCTAAAAAAACTATTACATTTTCTAGTTTAGTAGCAGCACGTTCAACAGCAGCAGTAGCAGAAGGTACAGCACAAACAGCTAAAATAGGTTTTCCACAAAATATACCTATGCTTATTGGATATGCCTTACAGGCTGTTGGAATTATAGGTGCAATATCTAGTGCAGTAGGTAAAAGTAAGTCAGTAGCTAGTAGTTTAGGCGGTGGCGGTGGTAGTACACCATCAATAGCAAGACCAAGCGCACCCACATCTGCACCACCTGCATTTAACATAGTAGGCGCAGGAGCAGGAAACCAACTAGCAGAAACCCTAGCAGGTCAAAACGAAAGACCTATTAAAGCGTTTGTAACATCACAAGACGTAACAACTGCACAAAGTTTAGAGCGTAATATAGTAGAGGGCGCATCAATATAGTAAAATATAAAAAATAAACGTTATAGTTATATGAGGATAGTCGAACTTATTTTAGACGAAAATAGTGTAGAGGGTATAGAGGCTATCTCTATTGTAGAAAACCCTGCTATTGAAGAAGATTTTATTGCACTAAAAAACGAAGAAGTACAACTAGCACAAATAGACAAACAACTATTAGTAGGTGCATTGCTTATTCCTAACAAACCTATATACAGACGTAAGGGAGAAGATGAGTATTATATTTATTTTTCTAAAGATACTATCCGTAAGGCTGCTGAAATGTACCTGATGAAGGGCAATCAGAACAACAGCACACTAGAACACCAACACAGCCTAAATGGGCTTACGCTAGTAGAGAGTTGGCTAGTAGAAGATGAAACACACGACAAGTCAAGGAAGTATGGCTTAAACGTGCCTGTGGGTACTTGGATGGGTGTAGTCAAAGTAAACAACGATGAAGTTTGGAATGACTATGTAAAGACAGGTAAAGTAAAAGGTTTTAGTATTGAGGGGTACTTTATTGACAAGATGGAAAGACCTAAAGAGCCTTTAAATGACTTTGAAGAAGAAGAAGCAGAGGAGATGCTGTCTTATATACGTAGAATAGTAAGAGATGACAAACGCTATAAGGATGGCAAGAAAGAAGAACTAGAAAGCTACTCTGATTATCCTGATGCTGTAAAGAATAACGCACAAAGAGGCATAGACCTAAACAAAGAAATAAACAACAAATGCGCAACTGACGTAGGTAAGATACGAGCGCAACAACTAGCACAAGGCAAACCAATTAGCGAAAGCACTATAAAACGTATGTACTCCTACTTGTCAAGAGCAGAGGTAAATTACGATGAAAGCGATACTAAAGCCTGTGGTACTATATCCTACTTGTTGTGGGGTGGTAAGGCTGCCAAGAGATGGGCAGAAAGCAAACTAAAAGAATTAGGAGTATTAGAGTTGGCAAGTGAAGTAGTGAGCGACAGTATGGCTATTATAGACGATAGACTAGCTTACGCAACTAAAGAACTAGCAATAAAAGCAGCACAGGATATAGGATGCGATAGTTACCACGAACACGAGTATGAGGGTAAAACTTGGTTTATGCCTTGTGAGCAACACAAATTAGAAAAGCCTTGTACAGCAGGATATAGACAATACGGTATGAAAGAGAAGGATGGTAAGTTAGTACCTAATTGTATACCTATTAAGTAATGGCTAAAAGAATTGAAGTAGCGCATATAGTAAAACCTAAAGTAAAAAGAAAGGGTGTACACGCTAAAACTAAAATGAGTAGTACAAAGGGCAGTAAGAACTATAAGAAAAAATATAAAGGACAAGGCAAATGTTAAAGAGATTTTTGACACCATCACACACAAGCCCTAAAAGCAGTAAACGCGGATGTTTATGTGCTGACAAAGACACTTACAGTACTAAATGCTGTAAAGGTAAACTAATCAATCAAGGCATTGGTAAAATTTAAAAATGTAAAATAAGTTAAATAAATAGTTATAGTTATATGAAAGCAACCGAAATGTTAAACAAGATTAAAACCTATCTAGGCGAAGATACTACTGACATTGTGAATGATGTTGAAGCCCAAGAGAAGGTAGAACTAGCAACTGCAAAGCTAGAGAACGGTACTGTACTAGAAGCAGAAGCGTTTGAAGCAGGAAAGGAAATATTTATAATTACCGAAGATGACAAAGTAGCATTGCCTGTTGGCGATTACACTATGGAAGATGGTAAGATGCTAGTAGTAGCAGAAGAAGGCATTATTGCTGAAATTAAAGACCTAGAAGAAGAAGCTGAAGAAGAAGTAGAAGCGGAAGAAGAATTAGGCTATGTTACTAAAGAAGAACTAGCAGAAGCAGTATCAGAAATCAAAGCTATGATTGAAGATATGAAGAAAGAAGAAATGAGTGAAGAAGTAGTTGAAGAAGCAGAAGTAGAGTTATCAGAGGAATTACCGAAAGAAGTAAAAGAGGAATTGTCTGAACCTGCTGCCGAGCCTATTGCTCATAACCCTGAACAAAAAACTAACAATATTGGCGTAAAGTTTGCGCAAAACAGAAAGCAAACAACGCTCGATAAAGTAATGTCTAAAATTAACAATTAAAATTAAATAAAATGCCAAACCCAACTATTACAAGTTCAAGTTACGCAGGAGAGTTTGCAGGAAAATATCTTGCTGCTGCTCTTTTGTCTGCTGATACACTAGATAGCGGAACTGTTACTATTTTACCAAACGTAAAGTATAAAGCTGCTATGAAAGTAGGTTCTTTTGGAAGTCTTGTCCGCTCTGCTGACTGTGATTTCGATAGTTCTACTTCAACAATGACACTAACTGAAAAAGTACTTACTCCTGCTGAATTGCAAGTAAACTTACAAATCTGTAAGAAAGAATTGCACGCAGATTGGGAAGCTGCTCAAATGGGCTTTAGTGCTTTTGATGAATTGCCACCTTTATTCTCTGACTTCGTTATCGCACAAGTAGCTGCTGAAGTTGCAAACGCAACTGAAACTTCTATTTGGTCAGGTAGCACAGGAGAAGGTTCTTTTGACGGCTTTGATACACTTTTAACTGCTGACGGTGGTGCTGATGTAACTGCTGTTGCTATTGATAGCACAAACGTAGTAGCTCAATTAGGTGCTATTGTAGATGCTATTCCTACAACTGTATACGGAAAAGAAGACCTTAACCTATATGTATCTTCAAACATTGCTAGAGCGTATGTACGTTCTTTAGGCGGATTTGTTGCTACTATTGGAGGTGCAGGTACAGATAACAAAGGTTCGCAATGGTACAACGGTGGTCAGCTTACTTTTGAAGGCATCAACCTAGTTGTTGCTAAAGGACTTGCTGATAACACAGCAGTAGCTGCTCAAAAAAGCAACCTATTCTTTGGTACAGGTCTATTAGATGACCGTAACGAAGTTAAAGTTATTGATATGGCTGACCTTGATGGTTCACAAAACGTAAGAGTTGTGATGCGTTACACAGCAGGTGTACAATACGGAGTAAGAGGCGATATCGTTCTTTACTCATAATATTAACCAACATAAAAGGGGTGGGCTAGGAATATCCTACCTGCCCTTTTTTAATAAATAAATAAATATGAGTTGTGCAATAACAAAAGGTAGAGGTATAGGCTGTAAGGCAGCTTATGCAGGTATCAAAAATGTATACATACTTGATTATAGCGCAGTAGTAGCAGCGTTAAGCCCATCATCAGGAACGGTAACACTACCAACTGATGCAAGTGCTGAATTTTTCAAGTTCGAAGTAAAAGGTGGTCAAACATCTTTAGAGACAAGCGTAACGTCAAGCAGAGAAAATGGTACGACATTCTATGAAAGTACACTAAATATTACTTTTCAAAATCTAGATGTTGCAACACAAGAAGAAATAAAACTTCTAAACAGAGGTAGAGCGCACTATGTCGTTGAACTATATCCTGATGGTACAGGTACTACAAAGTACTTACTAATAGGAAAAGACAACGGTGCAGAGGTTACAGGCGGTACTATTGTAACAGGAGCAGCAGCAGGAGATTTACAAGGCTTTACACTTACAGCAGTAGCTAGTGAGGTTAATCCACCATTCTTTGCAACAGCACCTGACGAAAGTGCTACTACACCTATTACTCCTGCTTAATATATTTTTTATATATTTGCATAGAGTATAGTTTTGTTTTGATTATGATAGAGGGGGGTGTAAAAGCCCTCCTTTTTTTTATTACAAATTCTCGCTTTTTTGCGTTATACTTATATGAAGATTGTATCAGTATCGCAAACACAAACATTTAAGTATATACCAAGAGCAGAGTATGTTACTCAAACGCTCACATATACTGTTACTGATGAACAAACTAACAAGTCAGAAACAATTACAGCATCTACTATTGTTGATAGCAACGAAAACTTTCTAACAGCTACTATGACATTTGGCAGCAGCAACGCACCATTTAGAGAAGGACACTATTACACACTAGAAGTTTTAAATGGCACTACAATAGTTTATAGAGATAAATTGTTCTGTACAGCACAGACACCTGTAACACAAAGCAGGTACAATGTAAATAAGAATGTTTACGATACAAACGATACACACGATAACGATTATATAGTACTATGATACACGCATTAACATTATCTAACTATGTAAGCCCTACTATTGAAGAAAAGAAGAATAAGGCTTTTGTAACATACGGAGATAAAAACTCTTACTTTCAGTACCTTATAGACCGCTACAACGGTAGTCCTACAAACAACGCTGTCATAAACGGTATAAGCGAGATGATATACGGTAAAGGTTTAGATGCTACTGACAGCAATACAAAACCTGATGCCTACGCACAAGCCATTACACTACTACACAAAGATTGTACACGTAAACTATGTGCAGACCTTAAATTGTTTGGTCAATGTAGTATGCAGGTAATTTATAGTAAAGACAGAAAAAAGATAGCAAGGGTTGAGCATATACCTGTTGAACAACTAGCTGCTGAAAAGTGCAACGACAAAGGAGAAATAGAAGCATATTACTATTCTAGTGATTGGGCTAAATACAATCGTATTAACCAAGTCAAGCGTATACCTGCTTTTGGTATGAGTAATGAAGCTATCGAAATTGTTTACGTTAAGCCTTACAGAGCAGGATACAAGTACTATGCTACACCTGACTATCAAGGTGGGTTGCAGTATGCAGACCTAGAAGAAGAAATATCTAACTTTCATATAAATAACATACAATCAGGATTATCTCCTAGTATGCTTATTAACTTTAATTCAGGTACTCCTAGTGCAGAAGAAAGAGAACAAATAGAAAGACGTATCTATGATAAGTTTTCAGGTAGTAGTAATGCAGGTAAGTTTATTTTAAGTTTTAACGACAGCCCTGAAACAGCAGCCACAATAGACCCTGTACAATTAAGTGATGCACATAATCAGTATCAGTTTTTAAGCGATGAGAGCAGCCGTAAGATACTTGTAGCACACAGGGTAGTGTCTCCTATGCTTTTAGGTATTAAAGACAACACAGGGCTTGGAAACAACGCAGAGGAGTTAGAAACAGCTACAAAGCTAATGATGAACTTGGTTATTAAGCCTTTTCAGAACTTACTTATAGAAGCGTTTGACAAAATACTAGCATACAACGATATATCTCTTAACCTGTATTTCAAGACACTACAACCTTTAGAGTTTATAGATATTGACAAAGAACTTATTGATGACGAAACACAAGAAGAAGAAACAGGTGTAAAGTTAGCAAGTGATGTGGATAAGTTTGTAGACACAGAGATTGCCGATGCACTTATTGATTTAGGACAAGATGAAGAAGAACTATTAAAAAACTATGAACTTATAGATACAAGGGAAGTAGATTATGACAATGATGATGACCTTAACCAAAAAATTAAAGAGTTAAACGAGCAGACAAATCTTGCAAGTACAGGTAGTGCCAAGCCATATCGAGAAAGCGAACAAGATGGTAAAGGTAGAAAAGAAGGTAAAGAAGATATTACATATTTAGTAAGATATATGTATGATGCTTATAAAGATGGATACCCGACTGATGATACAACAAGTTCAAGAGAATTTTGTAAGAAAATGGTAAGTGCTAAAAAGGTGTATCGTAAAGAAGATATTACTGATATGGGAGATAAAGCTGTAAATCCTAATTTAGCAGGCAAAGGAAAAACCACATATTCAATATGGCTTTACAAAGGCGGTGCAAGATGTTCGCATAGGTGGACACGAAGAATATATGCTAAAAAAGATGGCAGTAAAAGTTTAGGAGATGTAATTAGCACAACAAAGGCGAGGAAAGAAGGATTTAAGCCTGAAACTAACGCACAGAAAGTACCTGTTGCGCCAAGAAATATGAAGTATAAAGGCTATACTGCTGCTTATTGGAATAAAATGGGATTTAAAAATTAGATATGGCAACAGCATTATTTATAAACAGAACTGACCTTGTTAAGAACAGCATACTTGATGGTAATGTAGATACCAATAAGTTTATACAGTTTATCAAGATAGCACAAGAGATACACATAAGAAACTACACAGGTAGCAAATTATACGACAAATTACAAGCTGATATTATAGCAGACAATCTAACAGGCAATTACCAAACGCTAGTGGATGAGTATTTAGCACCTATGCTTATACATTTTGCAATGGTAGAGTATTTGCCTTATTCAGCTTATCAGCTAAAAAATGGTGGGTTGTTTAAACATTCTAGCGAAAACGGAGAAACACCTAGTAAAGATGAGGTGGACTTTTTAGTACAAAAAGAAAGAAACCTAGCGGAGTATTACACAACAAGGTTTATAGACCATATGAATTTTAACAGTAATTTATTCCCTGAATATAATAACAACTCGGATGACGATGTTTATCCTGACAAAGATAGTTTATTTAACGGATGGGTTCTATGACAAAGACGTACAAACCAAAAAACAAAAACATAGTAAAACTAAAAAAATACATAAATGGCTTTCGGAAAGATATACGAAACAACGTATTGGGGATTTGTAAGTAGCACTTGGGGAAGTATTTACCAAAGTATTGCAGAAACCCTTAACAGAGTTACAGCAGAAAACGGAGATTTCCTAATAGCTGAAAATGGAGACAATATAATTATAGAAGAATAAAAAAATGGCAAATAAAAAATTTAGTGAGTTTACGCTCAAAACAGATAGTGCAAACGTAGACTTCGTAGTAGGTTACGATGGTACTGATAACGTAAGGATAGCACCTGATAATTTAGGTGGCGGAGGTGCATCAGACTTGAATGGATTAAGTGATTGTGCGGTAGACGGAACATCGGTATATGTTTCTAACGTGCCAAGTGGTTTAAGTGGCAATCCGGCAAATAACGTAGTATTTGGTGAAGGTGCTGGAAATGCTATAACAACTGGAAATGGAAACACAGTAATTGGCTCATCAGCAATGGATGTAAATACTGATGGCAATGACAATGTTGTTATTGGTGCAAATGCTTTAGGTGCTGCAACAAGCGATGGTAGAACAGTAGCAATTGGAGTTAATGCATTGCTTCTACAAAATCAAACTTTTAGCCCTATGAACACTGCGGTAGGATATGCCGCAGACGACGCTAATGTAAGTGGATTTGGAAGGACTTGTATAGGTGCTTCAACTGGTGGCGGAGCAACTGGAGACAATATAACTAATATAGGGTATTCTGCAGTTTCTAGCAGCGGTTCTGTTAGTAACGAAATAACATTAGGTAACTCATCCGTTGCTTCTTTACGTTGTGCGGTTACCTCTATAACTTCATTATCTGACCAAAGAGATAAAACAGATATAAAAAACATCTCTTATGGTTTAGACTTTATCGACAGCCTACAACCAAGAGAGTTTGTTTGGGATAATAGAGCAGAAACGGATAAAGACGGAGAAGAATTTTATTCAGCCAACAAAGGCAAAAAAGATTTTGGATTTATAGCACAAGAGGTGCAGTCAGTAGACGATGATACATTAAGACTTGTCTATGACGAAAACCCTGAAAAGTTAGAAATGAGTTACGGAAAACTTGTCCCTGTACTTGTCCAAGCTATAAAAGAACTAAAAGCAGAGGTTGAATTATTAAAAGGCTAATGCAAATTACAGACGAACAAATACAACGTATAAACGCAATTCTTAACTCTTTGCCTATTGCTTACATAGCACAGGTACAGGAAATCGTAAAGATATTCAACGAGAGTAAAGAGGAGGAAACAGATGAATAATGGCTCTAGCTGACATATATCAAAAAGCTACATTAGTACAGATACCAAGCGGTTACAAGGCTGCTGATGCTGAATTGTATTCAGTTGTGCCTAATACTACCGCAGGGGATTTTACCGTGTCAGTAGATGCAGATGCTACAAGAGTAAACAAAGATGGTTTAGTTGAAAGCGTTGCAGCAAACCAAGCAAGGCTTGACTACAACCCTACAAACCTACAAGACCCTACCTTACTATTAGAGCCACAGAGGACTAACGATACAACTCATAGCGAGGACTTTACGCAAACAAGTTATTGGAATAATGTTATTGATGTAGTTGCTACAACTAATCAAACTACTGCTCCTGATGGTTCTAATACAGGCAATAAAATACAAGCTAATAGCGGTACTAATTTCAAGATTTTACGCAAAGGTGCTTTTACTATACCAAGTGGTATAACAATGTCAATGTTTGTAAAACGAGGCAATCACGATTATATTACTTTTAAAGCACAGGGCGATTTTAATTTTAACTTATCTACTTTAACTTGGGGAGGTAGTTATTCCAATGTAGGATATGAATTATACCCTAATGATTGGGTAAGATTACACCACACCACAACTTCAAGTTCAACATCTTACTTTGGCATCTATTTAACTGATAGTAGTTTTAACCAATCTTGGAACGCAACAGGAGATGAATTTGTTTATGTTTGGGGAGCGCAATATGAAACAGGAACGTATCCAACAAGCTACATACCAACATCAGGTGGTACGGGTACAAGAACACAAGACAGATGTATAGAAGGTGGAAATGATGCTTTATTTAACGATAGCGAGGGTGTTTTGTTTGCTGATTTAGAAGCATTAGGAGACGGAACAACCGCAAGAAAAATATCACTTTCAGACGGAAGTACAGATTTTGTAAGTATAGAATTTACAACTGTTGCAGGAGTTATAGCTTTTTCCGCAGGAAGCACAAACAACACTTTTTTTAGTAGTATAGCGGTAAGCGGTCAAACGCCAAAAAATAGAAATAAAATAGCTATAAAGTATAAATCAGGCAACACAGATTGCTTTATAAATGGAACTAAAGTACTGACAAGAACTGAAGCATTTACATTAAGCGGTTTGGATAGAGTTAATTTTGAAAATAGAGCAACAAGTGGCTCACAAAATATGTTTGCTAAAATACATCAACTAATGGTATTCAATGAAGCACTAACAGACGCAGAACTAACAACACTAACAACGTAATGGAACTATTCAAGAAATACGAGTTTAACTCAAAGGAACAGGCAGAGCAAAAGATTGCCTCGCTTCCACATATAGAGGTAGACGGACACTCTTACTTGGAGGACAACCACGCTATTGTTCATATAGGACATATCATTACTAATGAGCCTGTGTGGGATGATGAAAACGATGGGTGGTCAGTAGAGCCTGAATACGCAGACAAGTACAGCATAGACGTGCTGTGGAACGATTTAGATGAAAGTCCTTATGGATGGAAGTCTTACGAAATAACCGTTGAAGGAAACGGTGTACACACCTTTTTAGGTAGAAATTTTTAATTATGGATTTAAACTCGTTTAAACTTTACGTAATCAACTTATCAGCCATTACAGTCAGCACTATGGATATATTAGAAGATAGTCTAAAGATACTTTTATTATTAGTTACGATTGGCTATACAGCCCAAAAGTGGTACGAGTTAAAAAAGAATAAGAAAGATGAATAATTGTATTATTTGCTTTAACTGCGGTTTATGTTGAAATACTTTAACTATTCAGAGTTTGATAGTCCTGACGTACAGGGCAGCGGTCAGCTTATGGATAAGATATTACTTGAAATGCTAGACGAAGTAAGAGACAAGTTTGATAAACCCATACACATCAATAGTGGCTTTAGAACACCTGCACACAATGAAGCCATTGGTGGTGTAGAAAGTAGCAGCCATCTAAAAGGACTTGCTGTTGACATATCTTGTAATACAAGCAAAGATAAATTTGACCTTGTTAATTGTTTACTAGATGTAGGATTTAACAGAATAGGCATAGCAAATACCTTTATACACGCTGACATAGACCCTGACAAAGCACAGGGCGTAATTTGGACATACTAATATGAGCATAGCAATAATATCTTTATTCCCTACAAGTTTTATTTTCGGTATATCTTACTACCCTAAAAACAAAGACTACCCATTCAATGAACTGAATTTATATTTGTTCTTTATGCAACTACAATTTAGAAACTATGAGCAAACCATTTAAAGATACTAAAGTAGGAAAGTTTCTTATAGGAGACAAGGGTATACTAAAGCATTTAAGCGATATAGTGCCTGATAAGGGCTTTTTAGGGCTTGTAAAGAACTTAATTACTAAAGACAATAGTTTATCCCCATTTGAAAAAGAACGTGCGTTAGAACTGCTTAAAATGGATATACTAGAAATGGAGCAAGTTACTGAAAGATGGAGCAGCGATATGACATCAGACAGTTGGCTATCCAAAAACACTAGACCGCTTACATTACTTTACTTAACATTTATGACTACTTTGTTTGTTATTTTAGATAGTAGCGATAGCCCTTTTAAAGTAGGTAGTGAATGGGTGGAACTTCTTAAAACACTTCTAGTTACTGTTTATGTTGCGTATTTTGGTAGCAGAGGCTTTGAAAAATACAATAAAATTCGTAAGTAATATATAGTTATATATATATATATATAGTTATATATAATATTGATATATAGTATTAACAAGTATATAACATATAACTACTATATAACATCTACTATAAATAGCATATAACTATAAATAAAAACTACTATATAATAGTTACTATATATGTGTTAAAAACTATATTTTTAGATGTTTAGAAGTAGGCTTATCTTTGGCATATGATAGAGAACATTTTAGCAGAACAAATAACAGACAATCAGAAGATAGACAAGTTACTAGAATTAGATTGCAATATGTACACAAATTTAGGTACAGACAGTACAAAGACCGAGAAGCAAGAAGTAAAGCGTATGTCAAAAAAAATATATAAAGCAATACAGACCATCAATGAGCCTGTTGGTAAGTCTTTATTACAAGCTATGGACAAATGAAAATATTGAATAATTTATTAATTACATATTGCTGTGTTCTTGTAACATTATTACTTGTTGTTTTATATGATTGGATAGTATGACACGAAGCAAAATAGTTAAAAAGCTAGATAGTGTGTTCAGCCTATACATCCGCAATAGATTTGCAAACAATGGCAAAGCTGAATGTTTCACTTGTGGTAAAGTAGATGATGTAAGTAGATTACACGCAGGACACTTTATGAGTAGAAAGCACTATGCAACTAGATGGGATGAGGTAAACGTACAAGTACAATGTCCTAAATGTAATTTGTTTGGTCAAGGAGAACAGTACACCTTTGGGCTTAATTTAGATAAAGAGTATGGAGAAGGCACAGCAGAAAAGTTACAACAAAAAGCTAGGGGTTTAGTAAAATTGTCAAATGATGACCTAACCGAATTAATAAAAAAATACAAAGACTATGGATAAAATAGTTTAAAAGTATAACCTGCACTTGTAGGTTAGTTTCTCTATATGTTTGTAAAGAAAGAGCCACCCTTTTGAGGTGGCTTTTTTGATTGTAAAATGTTTGTTTTAAAGGGGAGGTTGCCCTCCTCGTTTATTTATCCTAATACTACTAATTGGCAGAGTAACGTTCTTAATTCGTCTTTTGTTAGCGACTGTAAGTATTCATTTGTACCCTTCGCATCTTTCATATTGTTTTGTACTGTTTTGATTAGTTCTTCTTTTGTAATTTTGTTGAAAGTTTTCATAATTGTTTGTTTTTGTTGGTACAAATATACAGCTTTTATTTTATTAACCAAATGTTTATAGAATTTATTTATGTTTTTTATTAAAATATTTTTTGTAGCTTTGCCTTATGACATATAACGAGGATTTATTACGGTTACGAGAAGCAGAAGCCGAAGCATTACGAAAAAAAGTAGAGATGCTTGAAGCAAAAATAGAGATACTTACACAACAAATAATGACAAATGAAATATACGAGTAAAGTAAATACAGTAGTAAAAGGCGAAAGTTTTAGACTGCCTGACGGTGTTACTATGAACAAATACACAGTAACATTCGCTAATGGACATAACCCTAATGTTTATTCTCCTAAAGAATTGACGTTTAATGAAGGGGATGAAGTTGAGTATGATTTAGACCAAAATAAAAACAAGGCTAAAATACTTGGCAAGAAAAGCAGCGTAGCACCTGCTCCTAAAGGAAACTATTCTAATCCTAAAGACGATGTACAAAAATACATTATAAGACAAAGCAGTTTAAATAGAGCAACTGACTTGTATGCAGGGAAAGAAATAAATACAAATGAAATAATTAATTTAGCACGTACATTTGAGAACTACGTGTTTAACGGATAAAAATAAATATTATGACTAAAACTTGGGTAGACGGATTGAGAATATTCGATAACAAACAGGAATGGATAGTTTGCGACATTAAGATAAATGCAGACGAGATGATAAATTGGATTAACCAAAATAGAGCAAACGTAAACGAACGTGGTTCTATTCCAATTACGATAGCTAAAAGTGAGAAAGGATTGTACTCAATGCTAAACACTTATGAAGTACAGAAGTCAAAGGAAGTAACAACAGCACAACATTCTCCTGACAGAGAAGCTGACTTGCCTTTCTAATGCTTATACAGCTAGACAACCACATAAAGAAGTTAGACGAATACCGAGCAGGGACTTTAAAAACGGGTCTCCGCTTGGGTATTCCTAGACTTGATGAACACTTTAGGTTTAAGTATGGGGATTTTAATATCATACTAGGACACGCAAACGTAGGGAAAACATCTCTAGTCCTATACCTAATGACACTATACGCTATGAAGCACGGCATTAAATGGCTTGTGTTTAGTAGTGAGAATGAGCCTTATTCTATTATAAGAAAAATAGTAGAATTTAAAGAAGGCAAACCAATAAACAAAATAGAGGAAACACACTACAAGGAGCAAGTAAAGTGGATTAACGAACACTTTAAATTTATTGATGGTTCAAAGCTATACACGTACAAATCATTACTTGATTTAGCACAGCACGTAAAAAAGGCTTGGGATTATCAGGGGTTTTTATTAGACCCTTACAACTCACTAAACAAAGACAAAGATGTACTAAAAGGTATATCAGGACACGAGTACGACTACCAAGCAACAAGCGAGATACGAATATTCTGCAAAGAGAATAACATAAGTACTTGGGTATGTACACACGCTGCTACACAAAGTTTAAGGGAAAGACACCATAAAGGACACTTTTATGAAGGGCATCCTATACCACCTAGTGCAGCATCAGTTGAGGGTGGGGGTAAGTTTGTTAATAGGTGTGATAACTTTTTAGTGATACACAGGTACATATACCATCCTGCTGATTGGATGTATTCACACTTGCACATTAAGAAGATTAAAGACGTAGATACAGGTGGTAGACCTACTCCGATGGAAGACCCTATAAGACTAGAAAGCGTATTAAATAACGTAGGCTTTAAGATAGAGGGCAAAAACCCTATTATATATCCTAAACGAGAACAAACAGAATTGTTATGATTACTTGTGAGGATAATATGGAACTAATGGCACGGTATGAGGATAATTACTTCGACCTTGCTATTGTTGACCCACCTTATGGGATTGGGGATAAATTTAAAGGTGGGAAAAGTGGTAAAATGAATTTTAACGAAGTGGTAGATAAAGGATGGGATGTTTCACCTCCTAAAAAAGAATATTTTGAAGAACTAAAAAGAGTTAGTAAAAACCAAATTATTTGGGGCGGTAATTACTTTTTTGACAATTTACAAAGCAGTAGGTGCTTTATTGTTTGGGATAAAAAGGTTAGTGAGGATTTTAGTTTAGCTATGGCAGAATTAGCTTGGACTTCATTTGACAAATTGGCTAAAATTTTTAGAATGTCTGTACCCAAAATTGGAGGTAAAATACACCCAACACAAAAACCTGTAAAGCTATATGAATGGCTTTTAATCAATTATGCTAAAGAAGGCGATAAAATACTTGACACACATTTGGGTAGTGGCTCAATAGCAATAGCTTGTCATAATTTAGGCTTTGATTTAACAGCCTGTGAACTTGATAAAGAGTATTACGATGCAGCAATAAAACGAATTGAACAACACAAAAACCAAACACGACTATTTTGATAACCGACATACTAACAAGCAAACACAATAAATGGATAAGCTACTGCCGTAGTTGGGGGTGCAACCCTGACACTAGCGAGGACTTGGTACAAGAGATGTATTTAAAACTATTAGTGCTTATACAGAACGGAATAGATATATCATATAAAGACGATATAAACGACTTTTACATTTATAAGGTGCTTCGTAGTATGTTTTTAGATTTATGTCGTAAGGAGCAGCGTACACAAGTTGTAGACCTAACAGACGATTACATAAAATACCTAATAGAAGAAAAGACAAAGGTAGAGTTAGAAGATGAAAAGATATTTGAAGAAGCCTTTGATAAGGTCAATGAAGCACTAAACGAGATGCATTGGTACGACAAAAAGGTATTTGAACTTGTACAGGACACTAACAATATATCTGCACTATCTAGGGAAACCAACATAGAGTACAGAAGCCTTTACAATACCTATCAGAAAGTTAAACGTAAGATAAAAGATAAACTGTAATGCAAACTTTTTACAGAGATTTAGCTAGAGGGGAACAAGTTGAGTATAATATACTGCATCTTATACAAAAAAAATATCCTAACGCTTATAAGATAAAAGGCTATTGTAAAGATTACGATTTATTTATACCTGAAATAAAAGCAGGGATAGAAGTTAAGTCAGACGAGAAAAGTAAATACACAGGTAATATAGTAGTTGAAATTGAATTTGATAATAAGCCATCTGCATTAAGTACAACAAAAGCTGATTATTGGATTTGGTATGATGGAGAGTGTATAACTTTTTTTAAACCAAAAGATATTTATAACTGTATTGAAGATAATAATTTATCTGTTTGTAGTTTTGTAGGTAAGGGAGATGTAAAGGAAAAGAAAGCATATTTAATTAAAAAAGATATGTTATATAAATACGCTATAACTAAAAAAAATATAAAATGGGATTAGGAGATTTAGTATATTACATAACCAAGTACACAGGTATTAGATATGTGTGGAAAAAGATATATCCTGACTGTGGGTGCGATGACCGTAGAAAGAAGTGGAATGACATAGAACTATAATATGCCAAAAGGAAAAATGAGCCAACATCAAATGGCGCAATGGCAGGTGTTTCTTGCTACACTTGGAAACAAACTAACAAACGAGCAATATAAATTTGTATGTAAGATACACGCTGATTTATTTGCACACCCATATCACGAGCCTTGTACGTGCAGCCCAAAACGCATAAAGGAATGGATGACACAAATAACAAGGATATATGAAGTTGGACTTAATACATAAGTTTGAGAAAGCCCTAGTTACTGCTCTTAACCTAGATGGTTGGAGATTAGTACACACAGGGGAAACTATGCTACCATACGATGCACAGGGACGAAGCCCACGCGGTATGCCTTGCGTAATCGAAATGAAGTTTAGAGATAAGTACTATGAAACCAAAATACTAGAAGTTGGTAAGTACAACAATCTTATGAAGATGGACAGCGACATACAGAAGTTTTACTTTGTAAATGACCCTAAAGGAAACTATATGTTTTGGCTAAACGACCTTAAAGATTTAAAGAAGGAAGAACTGTACTGCCCTAAAACTACAATGTGGAACACCAAGAAACAAAATAAAAGTGTATATTTGCTACAAGAGAAACAAGCTATAATAACAAACATATATGAATAATGAAGATTTTATTGCTATGAGTTGGGAACAGCGCATAGACTATTTTAGAGGTGTAGGTGTACGAACTACATACAATATTGCTATGGATGACAATCATCCTTTATACATAGCAGCAAACGACTACCTAGACGAAAAGAATGAATAAGAAACGAGCAAGCCAATCAGCAAGAATACAGGAACTAGAACAGCACGTAGTAAAGCTGTATATGATATTAGAACAAGTAGTAGAGAAATTAAAAGATGACAAGGGAACTTCTAAAACTTAAATTTCAAGGAGACTTTACAGCAGCTTCACACATCATACAGAAGTGGCTAGAGAAAAGCCCTGACAACAAAGAACTGAAATATGTTACGGAGTATTTGACAAATTCCTACATATATGCCACAGCTTGTGAGATGCAAATCAAAGAAGCCAACGCAATTATAAACAGATTAAAAGAAAAGAGAGACAAAGCAAAAGAATTAGCAGACGATTACAAAGAACTATACGAGAAACTACAAGAGAAAACATTATAACAAACATATAGATATGATTACATTACTAAACGGAGAGAAGTGGGATAGACAAGAGTTGCTATCTAAAATGGATGATGATAGCTTTTACTATGGTCATCTAGGTAAACACGCATTAAGTAGTAGCAGTATTAAATTGTTACAGACAAGCCCAAAGAAATATCATTACATTACAAAGTACAGTAAGAACGAAACTTCTCCTGCTTTACGTGCAGGGCATTTATTCCACACAGCTATACTAGAGCCTGAAAAATACAGCGATATAAAATTCATAGACGTACAAAGTAGAAACGCTAAAAAGTTTAAGGAAGCAGTAGAGGAGTATGGAGAGTGCTTTACAGCAAAAGAGAGAAGCGAAAACGAAAGACTAATTGATGCTTTCTTTAAGAACGAGCAAGCCTTACAACTTATTACTGATTGCCAAACAGAAGTACCTGCTATTGGCACTATTGATATGATGCCATTTAGAGGCAAGGCAGATGTATTGGGTAAGAGCGGAATAGTAGATTTAAAAACTACAACCGACATACGAGCCTTCCCTTATTCAGCTAAAAAATACGGTTATGATATACAGGTGTACATATACTGCCAACTATTTAACATACCTTATACAGAGTTTACATTTATAGCTTTAGACAAAGGCACACTAGACATAGCGATATACGACGTATCAGAGGACTTCTATTTAGAAGGGGAACGTAAGACCCTTGAGGCAATAGACAGATACAAGATGTTTTTTATAGAAGATGCAGACCTAGACAGCTACACATTAAGGGGTACACTATGAAACGATTTATAAGCGATATGGAAACCATACAACTAGCCATCAAGCTAGGAGACTATGAAGATGCTTTAGAAATGCTACAAGAGGTTAAAGAAGAAATGATTATATTAGACGCATTGAATTATGAATAGAGAACAAATAGCATACGAGAAAGGATACAGAGTTACTAAAAACGGATGTTTAATTGGTTTAAGACGCACAAGGATTGGTTCGATAAATAATCAAGGGTATGAAAGAACAACAATTTTAAATAATAATAATAAAAAACTTTATATTCAAACGCATAGATTACAAGCATATCAAAAATATGGAGATAAATTATTTCAAGATGGTATTGTAGTCAGACACTTAAACGGAAACGGTTTAGACAATTCTTGGAATAACATAGCCATAGGCACACAGAGAGATAATATAATGGACATACCTAAAGAAAAACGTAAAAGAGATACATCAAAAGGTAATAAAGCGTCTATAAAATATCCGAAAGAGTTTGTGTTAAAATTAAGAGAAGAATACAAAGTAATAAAAAATTATAATGAATTAGGTAGAAAATATCATATGTATCCAACAGTGATATGGCAATTAATAAACAAACGCAAAGTATTTAAAGATGCGTAAGACTACACTAATAAAAAGTTATGCTTACTTTAAAGGCGAAATACAAAGAGCATACGAAAACACAAACGAGAAACTAATAAACTATTATACAGATGAAATACAAAAACTTCTTACTAAATACCACACAAAGAAACAGGGAGAACATACAACACCTAAAAACTTTGATTGAGAAGCAAACAGGAAAAGACATAACAATAAACACTAGACACAGAGAAATAGTATTTGCAAGAAAGATATACTACAAGATACTTACTCTTACTACCAAGATGAGTTACAAGTCTATTGGAGACACACTAGGACAGACACACGCAACTGTAATACACTCACTAAACAACTTTGATTGGGATTACAACCACAACCCTGCATTTAAAGAGGCATACGATAGAGTATATAATAAGTACACTAAAAAGGGTACTGTTGCTACTGTTGAGACTATGGTGTACGAAAACAGATTACTAGAAGAAAAGATACTTGAACTAAAAGGTCAGATAGAAGAACTAGGAAACGAATTGAAAGAAACACG